GTCTGGCGCATTCACACTCTCTAGCCGATGAATACTAACGACATCAGAGACGGCATTATCGCCACCAGCGCAACCTCGGGATCCGTCGCGATCTCTTTCATCGACGCCATCAGTCCGTACATCCGGTTCGCCTCTCTGCTGGTCGGCCTCGTCATCGGCATCATCATTCTCATCAAACACATCAGGAACTGGGACAAATCATGAAGAACACAAAGACCACCATCGCCGGTATCGGAGCCATCCTCGTCGCAGTCGGCGGAGCACTCCGCGCACTCTTCGACAACGATCCCACCACCAACGTCGATATCCCCGCCGTAATCGCCGCCGTCACTGCCGGCATCGGCCTCATCGCCGCCAAGGACGCCACTCCCGAGAAGTGAACGTCATCGGTCAAATCGTTACCGCAATCCTCAAGTGGCTTGAGGAACTCGCCGGAAAGGATACCCATGGCCAATTCGCACAGCCCCAGGACGATCTTAAGCGTGATCTGCGCGAGCGCATTGATCGCCATGAGCGGATGCGCCAGCCGGGTGATCCTCGTTCCTGAAGGCGAACCCGTCCTCCTGGCCGAGCCCGTCAAGGCTCGCGTCTTCGTCAAAACCAAGGACGGCAATCTCGTCCGCAGCCAAAACCGCGTGACCATCCCCGCCGGATGGTATGCACTCCCAAAAGACTGATATGGGTACGCCGCTCACAGGTTCAACGGTTTCGTCAACGTACACGGGTCTCCTCAAGACCACCGATACGGCAATCTTCACCTCATCGCTGAAGACGATCTGCGATGGCGGCGGCAACGACAGCTCGCTCAAGCTATCCACCACTGCTGCCGCGTTCACCGGCACCGTGGATGTGGCCGGCAATGTCACTCTGGCGGGCAACATCACGGTCAACACCAACAAGTTCACCGTCGTTGCGGCGAGCGGGAACACTGCTGTTGGCGGCACGTTCTCTGCGGCTGGAGCGACCACCCTGTCGTCTACGCTGAATGTCACCGGGGCAGCGGTGTTCTCGTCCACGGTTGCAGCATCGGGCAACATCAGTACGTCAGGCGGAAACCTGTCCGTCTACGGCAACATCGTTCAATCCAATGCCGGCGCATCCAACACGCTCGCGGGAGGTCTCACGGTCGGGAACGCAGCGGTCTTCAACGGCGGCGTCACGTTCAACTCGACGACCTCGTTCACTTCCGCAATCTCGGTCGCGGGAATCACGAACTCAGGCACCTTCCTCAGTACCGGCGCAGCAACCATCGGAACCGTTGGAGGTGTTGCCCTCGGACCCACCACGATCACGAGCGTCACGGTCTCGGGACCGAGCACGTTTAACGGAAACACTACTCTTGGTGACGGTGCTCTCGACACTGTGACCGTTGGGTCGGCCAACGTGACGTTCACCAATCTGGCAACCAAGACCACGCCAATAGCCGCAGACACGTTGCTGCTTCGGGATTCCGAGGAATCCAACAAGCTCAAGCTGGTGGCCTTCTCCTCCGTTGGAGCGGCGAAGTTCATCTACTCGGAGACGATTTCGAGGGCACCCGGATCCGAGCAGAGTTTCAGCGTTGCCACGGGTGGAGGTTATTCGACTCTCCAACAGAGCGGATCCACTTCTGATTGGACGTACACTTGGACTCCTCGCGCAGTCGGAAACAAGGCTCTCATCAAGGTTTCCGTTCCAGTTTCAGTTGATAACGGAACCGTTGTTTACGTGGGAATTGTGGACGGTGCATCAACGGTTGTTGGTGTTGGAGCGGCTACGGTAAACGCGAATAACCAGATCATTGCAATCGCTGAATGCACGTTCACTTCGACGGCTGCTACGCACACTTTCAAGGTGTGGATTGGAAGCTCTGAATCACTCACCACGTTGACGGTGGCTTACAACGATTCAACAAACTCTTGGTTCAACAACGACGGATCGACGACCCGCAACGCCAAGGTCCAATTTGAGCTGATCGAGTTCTGATCATGAACATCTCCGAAATCGCTCAGGCAGCCTGCGACAAGCTCTCGTTCACCGATGCGGCAACTCTGGCTCTCGCCAAGAAGTTCACCGCCCGTCGCTACGCCATGCTCTGGGACGGGGCACTGTGGAACGATACACTCGGAGTCGTCTCGGTCTCCATCACCGACGGCCAGGAGATCGTGAACATCAGTCCGTTCGTCACCTCCTCCTACACCTCGTTCTCCGGTGAGGAATCCTACTTGGACCTCCCGGTGGCCATCCGCTTCACCGTCACCGGAGACACCGACGGCATCGAGATCCCCGCCGCAGAATGGCAGTCGTTCTTCCAGCTCGATCCCAACATCTGGAACAACGTGGACTCCCGGAAGTCCACTCCCAACAACTTCGTCAATCTCTCGCGCCTCATGACCGATGGCGCGACTACCTACGGCCAGTCCGGCATCCCGCGCATCAAGCTGGTTCCAACTCCCAACGCCAACGGAACCCTGTTCATCCTCGGGAAGAAGCAGTCCTGTGTTCGCCAACTCGGCGAGACCGCAGCCATCACGCTCAACCGATCCATCGAACTGCGGGGCGCAGACAACGCACTCATGGCCTACGTGGAAGGCGATCTGCTGGAGTACTCCCGGCAGTACTCCAAGGCCCAAGCGAAGTTCGCAGAGGGAACCGCTCACGTCTCCACCATGAAGGACATGGAACGTGGCCAACAACAGCAGATCAGTCGCATCATTCCTGACTCGGATTACTCCTACGACTTCAACGACATCGTCTGATGCCATTCCAATCGTCAGAGTCTCTCGATGACCAGATCGTCCTGGACGGAAGCAACGGGTTTCCATCCGGCGTCATCACCGCCACTCGACCTGACGGCATCCCGGCCACATCCCTCGCGGATGCGGTCAACATGGACTACGACGACTTCGGCAATCTCGTCACCCGGTACGGTGCCCAGTCCATCATCGGAAACTCCCTGTCGGCCACGTGGGAGAGCATCGTCACCAACTGGGAATCCATCACCTCCTACTGGGGAAGCAGCCTTCCAACGGACATCGAGATCATCTCCGGTTTCTACTTCGACACGGCTGCATCAGAGCGGATTGTCATCGCTGGATACAGCCCATCGGGAGCAACACGGCAGCTTTACGTTGGCAACCCGACGACATCGTTTGGTGCGATCCCCAGTTCCTCGTATAGCTCATCCGCTGAGTACGTGTACTTCGCCCAGCTCAACGAGAAGCTGTACTACTCCGACGGCGTTGGATCGCTGAAGTACATCAACTCATCGAATTCACATCCGCCAATCACCGCAGGCAAGATCAGCCGGGTGGATGTGATCAACGAGGGCAACAACCACTCAACGCTTGCAACGATTGCATTCGCTGCTCCTCCAATGGGTGGCGTTACCGCAACGGGCGTTGCTGTCGTATCTGGAGACGGAAACTTGGTTGCTATCAAGATCACCAATCCGGGATCTGGATACGCCACCGGGCCAACCATCACGATCAGTCCACCCAACGGATCGCACGCTGTCGCCTACGTTTCTCTCGCTCCACCCGCCAAGCCGATCTACCTGGTGTCGCACACGCAGCGGCTCTTCTGCGCTTCAGCAGACACCACGCTGCTGCCAGATACGCTGTACTTCTCCGACATCCTCGACGGTGAATCGTGGGATCCAGCCGGCAGCGTCCGCATCGGTGGTGACGGTGATCCCATCACCGGACTCTTCTCTTGGTTCGGCTTCCGGCTGCTCGTTCTCAAGGAACGATCCATCTGGTACGTCGATGCCAATCCCTCCCAAGACCCCGCAGACTGGGAGATCGGACTCGTCTCGGGAAACATCGGGTGCGTCTCCCACCGATCCATTGTCGGTGTCGGTGCCGATGTCCTGTTCCTATCACGCGATGGCGTCCGCTCGCTCGCCCAGATCCAAGCGGGCACACAGACAGACGTTGGCCTGCCAATCTCCGCGCCCATCAAGGACATCGTTTCCAAGATCAACAGATCCAAGCTCCATCTCTGCGATGCAGTGTCCTGGAACAACCGCTACCTGCTCGCGGCCCCACTGAGCGATTTCGAGGATCTCCTCACCGAGGATCAACTCCCTATCCTCACCGAATCCGATCAGGAAATCCTCACCGGCTCCGCAAACGCAAACAACTGCGTCCTTGTCTACCATCTGCTGGCCAAGGCTTGGATCGGTTACTGGACAAACTGGTCCGTCTCGGACTTCATCCCCACTTCGTTCTCGAGCAACGGACCCATCCTCATGTGGGGCGGAGAGGTTCTGTCGGCAAACTCGGGTTCCGGCCAGGTGTGGTCGTTCTCTGACTACCTACCAAACACACGCACCGATCCATCCCCGATCACCGCGTTCTTCGATTCCGGGTATCCTTACGAATCCCGGATCGTCACCAAGGCATACAACTTCAACGAGCCCATCCCGCAGAAGACCGGGTACAATGTTCAGTTCGCTCTGGAGAACCAGAACTTGGATTGGACCGCTTCGTTCGACATGGCGTTCTCGACGGACATGGGCAAGACGTTTACCACGTTGGAGTCCAATGTGGACGTTGGGCCTCAGGAGCTGAAGTTCCTCAAGTCCTTCAACCTCATTTCTCGCGGTCGATGGAACAACATCCAGTTCAAGCTCAGGACATCCACGGGCATCGGTGGTCGGATGATGCCGCAGAGTATTACGACCAGCGGATTCCTCGACTCGATCAGGCCCGAGCAATGACCCACGGCGCAATCAACCTGCTTCGCGAAAAGTGGGGGAACTGCCGCAACTGGTCAGACGATCAGCTTCTCGCTTGGATGAGCTACTTCAAGGGGCGCATCGCATTCATCCAGCACGAAGGCCAGTGCGTGGGAGTCGGTGCCGTCCGGTTCATCAACGACCTATCCCAATCCGATGACTGGAAGGCCAACGATCCCCAGGGATCCATCGCATGGGTCGAGGTCGTTGTGGCCAGCAAGGAGGACGCCGTACAGTCGCTGATGAAGGTCCTGTCGAGCCGGTGCGGAAAGCACGTCACCAAGATCGGCGGACGCAACGCAGCCACCGGCAAGGTCCGCTTGTTCGATTTCGACCGTTACTGCAACCTGCTTTTCAACAAGAGGATTTCTTATGGGCGGAAGTTACAAAGCACCTGACATGGCGGCGGCAAACCGCGAGGCGGTCTACGCCCAAACCGAAACATACCCGCTGCTGCGCGAGATCGAGGCCGCATCGCGCTTGGGTCGCAAGGGCACCTACGTCGATCCAGCCTCGGGCCAAACGAAGTCCTACGACTTCACGGGCATGTCTGACATCGACATCACCCGCGAGACCGCTCGGGAACTGGCCAAGCTGGCACCGGAACTCACCAAGGCCCAGCTCGACCTTTCAAAGGAGTACGGCACCCAGTTCGCCGAGCAACGTCGCCGGGAGCTGGAGACCGCGGATCCCGAGCGGTACAAGCTCTACGACCGTTTCCTCTCCGATCTGCGTTCCGGTGCCCGAGGCGTCGAGGAGACTGCGCCATCTGCCCCGGAGTACGAGCGGGTATCCCTGCCGCAGGAACTGCGCGACACCGGGATGTCGGCCTCGATGCGTGCTGAATTGGAGCGTCAGATTGGCGGAGAACTGTCTCAGGCTGGTTCTTTGCCTCCCGGCCTGCAAAGAGCCACAGAGCAGGCATTGCGTGCGCGTGGAGCGGCTTCTGGCAACATCCTCGGCAATGCGTCCGCGCTCCGGGAAGCACTCGGTGTTTCGCAAGCCATCCAGCAGTCCGATACCCAACGCCGCGCCCAAGCCCTCGGTCTTCTGCAATCCGGTCAGACCACGTCCGACACGGCGAACCGCAACGCGCAGCAGTCCTTCCAGAACATCCTCGCGGCTACTGGCCAACGGAACACGGCGAACCAGCAGACGTTTGCGGGACAGATGGCAGCGCAACAGCAGCGCACCGCTGGCCGGCAGCAGAACATCGCCAACGTCCAGTCCGCTCTTGGACTTGCGCCCATCGTGTCGCAGGCCGCGCAGCTTGGCGGACTCCAGCAAGGTTCCTCGCCGTTCGCGCAGCCGCAGTACATGCAGGGAATGCAGCAGGCGGGACCGGGGCAGCTTCTGGGTCAAGGGTCGCAGTTCGCTTTGGCCAACGCCCAGGGCGAATACCAAGCGTCTCAGGCAGGCAGTCCTCTGGCGATTACTCAGGGTGTGATCAGTGGAATCTCTGGATTGGCCAGTTCTGCCGCCAACACTCGCGCTGCTTTCCGTCCATAACCCAATCACATCATGGCTGAACAAAGCATTCAGGATTTGGAGCAGGCCGCGAAATACCGGCCCGGTGCCGTGTCGCAGATCGCCAACCTGCTGACGGGCGGGTTGTACGGAATGGCTTCCGGTACGACCGCGAAGAGTGTTGATGCCGCGACTGCGAGAAAGTTCCTGTTGGAAAATCGGATGCAGGACATCCAGCAGCAACGGATGCTCGAAAGGATCAACAGGAATCGAAGCGAGTCGATGACCAATGAGCTTCTCAGGATTGCCGAGCAAGAGAAGGCGACTGAGGAGAGGCAGAAGAAGATCGATCAAGGAAAGCGCGAGCAGAAGCGTCCAGAGATGACCGGGTATCTTCAGGCTCAACCCGGCTATTCTGTTGGAGAACCTGACATCGACACACTGGAGTCGATGTATTCTCAGGCGAAGGCCGAGGAAGCCCAGCGCGAGGATGCCGCCAAGAGGAAGTCTGGATACATCCAATTCAATGTTCCTGGAGTCGGTACGTTTAGCGGAACTCCAGAGAATTTGGCCGAGATGGGAAAGTCCAACCCATTGTTGGCCGACGTGATGTCTGGAAAAACGAAGCCAGAGGAAGAAGAGTACAACGAGACATACAGCCAAGATCAACTGACCCAAGAAATTGTTCCTCGGGTGTCATTCAGGAAGGGAGTCACACGTGAAAGGAAAAATGAAATCCTCGCGGAGGTGTTTGGAACAAGATTGCCATCGGCAGCTCCAAAGCCCGCACCCGGAGCCCCAGCGCAACCTGTCCAACCTCAACCGATTTCGATTCCAGGCTACACGCTCAAGGTGAAGTAGGTCGCTATGCCAATCTACGAAGTCACGCAGGACTCAACGGGTATCACGATTGAGATGGATGGCGAAAAGCCACCCTCTCAAGACGATGTCCTGAAGGCTTTTGCTGCGGTTGGCAGAGCCAAGAATCCAGAGGCTGAAACGATTGGAGCAGCTCCAACTGTATTTGAGCGGATCAAGGAGGTTGCTCCATCGTTCGCACGGGTGGCCACGCCTCTTGCAGGAATGCCATCCGTTCAGGATGTCCAGACTGTGACAAGGTCTGTTCGTCAGGCTTTGGAACCAGAGCCAAAGCCGGGAGGCACGCGATTGGATCGCGAAGGAATCATGGCTCTCCTGAGCGCATCTCCCGAAAAGCGAGAAGCGGGCAAGCGCATCGGTGAATCAATCGGTGGAGTTGTTGGACCCAAGACTGCGGCTGCAACTGGTGTGCTTGGTCAGGTGGCTGCCGATCTGTTGACTCCGGTAAACGTGGCCACGCTTGGAACTCTTGGTGCCGCAAGACAGGCAGCAAGGCTTCCAGTCACTCTTGGCAGGATTGGCGAATCTGTCCTCGCTGCCGATGTGGCTGCTGCTGCAAACGCAGCGAAGATTTCCCGAGGTGCTGAACTCGGTCTTGCTGCGGCGTTCACTCCTCAGGTGGCTTCCGGGGCAGCACAGTCCACAGCGGGTGCAGTGGATGTGTTTCTGGACAAGGACTCCACACCGGAAGACAAGGTCAGAGCCGCAACCGAGGCGTCAGTTTCGCTTCTGATGACGGCGGCTCTTGCTGGTGGTCTGAAGAGTGGATCTTCCAAGAGTGCATCAGAATACGTTCGCTCACTTGAATCATTGGCCGACAAGAAGGTCGGAATCGAAAAGGGACTGGAGAACTTGGAGCTGGCCAGGGTCGAGTTGGATGCTCTTCAGGCAACGCTTCCAAAGGAGAGAACCACTCCCATCTCGGACCAGCAGTTGCAAATTGAGAAGTCGATTGCGACGACCAAGCAGCTTGTTGATCAAGCTCTCCGCGAGGCCCAAAGCAAGATCGTCACCGGAGAACAGACTGCCATTGAAAAGCTCAAGGCTCAGGACGTTGAACTCTCCGTTCCAGAGCAGATCGGGGAAGGAGCAAGGGAATCCGTTCAGCCCGCTCTTCCTGTTGAAGAACCGGCGACACCGCTGAAGACGGCGGAGCAAATGATTTCAAGCCGGGTTGAACCCGCGTTTGAACAACCTGTTGTCGAGGCTCCAGTAGAGTCCACTCCACTCAGATCCGTTGACGACATCCTGACAGAACAGATGCGTCGAAGGACGGCAGCCAGAATGGCCGAGCAGCTTGAGTCCGGTACTGGCGTCGTTGATCCAGCGGTCGTCTCCAGAAAGATGATTGAGAGGGCTCTCGGAATCGGTAGGGAACCAGTCGGACAAGCTGCCGGTGAAAGCCTGATCATCCGCGAAGCAGCAGAGGTTGCGAAGGAAAAGGCACTCGGAAAATATCGCAAGAAGGCAGAGACGACGGCAGAGAAGTTGGAAGGTCTGCGAACCGAGGTTGAAGCCGGTCTCGGCGCAAACCCGTTCCCGCAAATGATGGGCACAGCATGGAACGGTGCGATCAACGTCGCCCAGGCATTGATCCGTGCAGGCGGTTCCGTGGCCGACGCCATTGCAGCAGGTCTGGATTACGCCCGGAAGAACTTCGACGGCAAGTTCGACGAGACAGAGTTCGGTAGACAGCTCGGATCCACGATCCTTAAGCCTTCAGCGATCAAGACCGAAGCCGGGATGAAGCCCCGCAGTTTCGCTGAAAGGGCAGCAGCCGCACCCGGTGTGCCCCCAGTGATTCGCGAGGCAATCGCCGCGTCTCCAGAGGCTTCCTACAAACCGCAGAACGTCGAATCCGTTGTGCGTCAGGTTTCCAATCTGACCGATGCACAGATCGAGGCTGACATCGCAAACGCCAAGTCGAACACGCGAGTCGCTTCTGCGATGGAGAAGTTCAGCCGGCAGATCAATTCAGGGGATCAGGCGGGAGCCACAGAGACGGCTCTTGCAATGTCGAAGAGCGGAACCACTTGGGGCCAACTGATCAACCAGTTCAAGCTGCTGAAGTCCTCCACAAGGGAAGGCGTTGTCACCCTGGTTGGAAAGGCCATGGCTGAAGAGAAGCGGCGTCCGATGACTCCAGAGCAGGCCAAGGTTCTTGGCGATGCGATGGAGATCTTCAGGAAGTCGAACGATTCCATTGATTCCATCCAGTTCAGGCTCAAGGAGGCTGCGGACACCGGCAACGACAATGCGTTCAAGATCAACAGCGGACTGCTCGATCTCGCCAAATCGATCAACGACCAAGCCAGCGTCGATCTGAATCAAACCATTGCGAGGTTGAACCCGTCTTCCGCTGCGGATCTGTTCATTGCGCTGGTTCAGGGCTCCGTGATGGCTCCGATCTCAATCGTCAGGAACATCGTTGGAAACACGATCAACATTCCGTTGCGCGAAGCTTCTGACATCACGGCTGCTGGTATTGATTCCGCACTGCGTGGAGGAAAGAACAACAGCTACAGCATCAAGAGCCGCACGGTTGATCGCGTAAAGTCGTTCTACAATTCACTTCCGCAGGCCGCAAAAGTGATCGTCAAGGGATCCGAGGCGATGCCCTACGAAATCGGATCGGATGTCGGAAATCCGCTGAACTTCACGCGGGCATGGAAGAATCTGGCAGATGCAATGGCAGGCCAGTACGAGAACGCCCCAATCGCACGGAACATTGTCGAGGCTACCATCGGCGCGATTCCCGATATCACGCTGCGCTTTGCACAAGCGACCGACATTCCATTCCGTTCTGCTGAAAGAGCGCGGATTGTTTCCGAGATCGGAAAACAGAAGGGGTTGTCGGAAGCGCAGGTCAAGGTGGCCCTCAAGAAGCCAGAGCTTTACTTGGTCACAGACGAAGCCGCAGCCAACGGGGCGAAAGGATTCACCGAGGCGGACTTGGCGGCGATTGAGTTTGAATCCGCAAGAGCGGTCTATCAGCAAGACAACGCCGCGACTGAAGCCATTGCAGGCATCAATCGGTTCATCAAAGAGAAGCTTGGACCGTATGGGTACATCCCGTATCGGCTTGTATCGCTCTTCCAGAAGACTCCCATCAATGTCGCTGCTGAAGCTCTTTCGTTCACGCCCGCTGGCATCCTGAGAAAGTGGAGCAAGATGTCGAAGCGGGAGCAGAACCAAGCTGTCTCAAAGCTTGTCATCGGAACTGTGGTGTCCGGTGCGTTCTCGTACCTCTACGACAAGGGTGTCGTCTCAGCGAACCTTGATACTCCCGGTGAAACGAACAAGGCGAGGAAGCTGGCAAAGTCTGGCGGCATCCTTCCACCAGGCACGATCAACGTCAGCGGGTTGCGCCGGTTGCTTTCAGGGGGGAATCCAGCATTCAAGGCTGGCGATGAAGTGAAGGATCTCAATGCGCTTGGAGTGGCAGGCGCGTTGGCCATCATGGTGGGATCAGCAAAGCGTATCCAAGAGCGCAGTCGGGAAGACGTGTCAGACCTGACTGCTGTTGGAATGGGTGCGGCTTTGAGCGGTATCAACTTCATCATGGAGCAGCAGTTCCTCAAGGGAACCAGCGACTTCATCAAGCTGCTTTCCCAAGAGGGTGGAAATGCGCTGGACCGATGGATCAAGAGCGTCGCTGTAACCGCTGCCAGCCCACTTGCTCCAAACATCCTCGGATCATTCCGGCGTGCAGAACGCGAGACCATCCCGGCCATCGGTGGCGAAGGGTTCTTCAAGGATGCGGTCAATGAGCTGAACCAACGGTACGCAGCACTTGGCCTGCAAATCCCAGGAACCAAGGATCCCAACGCCATGCCGGCCATGCGGGATCTTTGGGGAGAGAAGGTGTTGCAGACTCCCAAGAGTGAGAACCCTTTCATCTACAACTTCTTGGATGCGTGGAAGAGTCGAGAGATCGAAGCGGATCCGTTGAACGCTTCCATCTATCGAGCTTGGCGATCCACCGCAGACAACGACGCCATACCGTCAGTTCCGAATCCCAAGCTCCAGTTCGGTGGAAAGAGCTACGACAGGATGACCCCGGAACAGTTTGATCGGTTCTCCGAGCTTGTCGGCAAAAACAGGCGGACGTTCGCGGAGATGGTCTTCATGTCCGGCTCCTACCAGAATGGCGGAAACGACAGGAAGATCGCTCTTCTCAAACGAGCCTACGACAAGGGATTGCTGGTTGGTAAGGCCCAGTTCATGAAGGAACTGAGGCAGTCTGGAGAAACCCTTCCGCTGGTTTCTGAACGGCGCGGATTCCAAGAAACGTCCCCAGAATAGGGTACTAAAAAGTTGTTGGCGACAGTAGGCAACTTAAGCCAACCTGTCGTCCGTGAAACTTCTCCGCATTCAGGAGGTCGCAGAGCTTCTCGGGGTACACCGCGAGACGGTTCTGCGATGGATCCGCAGAGGATGGGTTCCCGTTGTCCGGGTCAATTCGCGCACGCTCCGTGTGCGCTCGGATGACATGGAAACCATCATCAAATCGATACAACGATGAGCACAACAGCACTGACTACCACATCCGGGGAACCCCCGGTCAACGTATACGACCGGATTGCTGATCCGGTGTCGGCCACCGCTCAACTGGGCGAGTGGATTGCATCCTCCGGGATGTTCGGCTGCACCAAGATCGAGCAGGGGCACATCTTGGCACTCCAGTGCCTGGCCGAGCGGAAGTCTCCGTTCGACATCAAGAGGACGTACCACCTCATCAACGGGCAGATCTCCATGCGCTCGGACGCCATGCTCGCTGGATACCGGCAGCGCGGTGGCAAGGTTGTCTGGAAGCAGTTCGACTCCAAGGCTGCCGTGGCTGTCTGGAAGTACGACGGCAACGAGGTCGAGATTGGTTTCAATCTTGAGGACGCCAAGGTCGCTGGACTGTGGCCTGCCAAGGCCGGGTCCGGGTGGGCCAAGGATCCCGCCGCCATGCTCCGCGCACGGTGCATTTCCAAGGCGGTGCGGATGCTCGCGCCAGAGGTCGTTATGGGCGTCTACACACCCGAGGAGGTCACTGACTTCACCACTGAGACCAAAGCCCCGCAGAACGCCAATGTGCGCGATTGGGACGCCTTGGCGAAGCTGGAGAAGGCTTTCGAGCCGGTGGAGTCCGACATCAACGCGGTCTTGTTGGCCGACGGTCGCATCAAGGAAGGCCAAACCTTCCGCGATCTGCCCGAGGACAGCATCCGCAAGCTGTCGCAGAAGCCTGACTTGCTGCTCTCCAAGATTCCCAAGCCGGTCAACGTGGAGGTGGTGGCGTGAGAATCATCCACAACCTGCCAGCCGACGACTACCGCGCCATCCACGCTCTCTCCAAGAGCGGTCTGGATCAACTGGCCAAGTCGCCCATGCACTACCAGCACTGGCTCACCAACAAGCAGGAACCCACCGAGGCGATGAAGATCGGGACCGCCGTCCACATGGCTATCCTTGAGCCCATCGAGTTCGGCAACAAGTACGGCAAGTTCACCGAAGATCGCCGTACCAAGGAAGGCAAGGCTGCCTACGAGGACTTCCAAGCCACCGGAAAGACCGCCCTCTCCTCCGACGCCTGGGATCAGATCCAAGGCATCGCCCAGTCCGTCCAGTCCAACCAGTGGTGGATGCAGAACACACGCTCCCTAAAAACGGAGGTATCCTGCATCGACCGCACTCCCGATGGGATCGACATCAAGGCCCGCATGGATGGCGTCACCAACACGCACATCCTGGACATCAAGACCACCTCGGACGCATCACCGTCCGGGTTCGCCAAAGCAATCGCCAACTTCCGATACCATTGGCAGGCAGCTTGGTATCGCAGGTTCATCGACCTGCCGTTCATCTTCATCGCCGTCGAGAAGGACGCCCCCCATGCAGTGGGTATCTACGAGATCGACGCCGAGGCACTCGCGGTCGCCAACAACGACATCGAGACTCTCCTCAACACCTATCGGGATTGCCGGACTTACGGGTCCATGCCCGGCTATCGCTCTGAAGTCGTGACCCTTTCACTCCCAAAGTTCGTCAAACCCATTGAAGCATGAAGTTCGTCGTCAATCGCAGCGAAGGTGAAACCAAGTCGTTCACCACTCCCGGCACCTACACCGTCACCGTGGCCTCCGTCAAAGAGGGACCACTCGACCGCAACGGGAATCCCGTCTCCATCATGACCCTGCGCGGTGAGCAGGGTGAGATCATCTCGGATCGGTTCCAGCCCAAGGAGACCCAGTTCTGGCGGCTTAACCGTCTGGTCTCCATCTGCACCGTCGATCTCTCTGATGGCGAGGAGTTCGACTTCACCCGTGCGGGTGCCCTCACCAAGTTCCTTGAACGGTTCGTTGGCCAACGCATCAACATCACCATCGAGCCCGAGACCTACGTCAAGAAGGACGGCTCCGAAGGAACCTCGATGCGCGTGCGCGGTATGGCGAAGGCCCCCGCCGCCATCGACGACGCCTTCTGATCCAAACGAAAAAGCCGGCAGGGGCTACCACACCCTCTGCCGGCTGACCCACAACAACACTATGCGACTGCGACCGTACCAAGAGACTTGCTGCCGTCAAGTCACCCAGAAATGGGATGAGTTCAACCGGCTTCTGGTCGTCATCCCGACGGGTGGCGGTAAGACCATCATCTTCGCGAACATCGCAGCGCAGGTCACTGGCCGAGTCCTCATCCTGGCTCACCGGGAAGAACTCCTCCAGCAGGCCATCGACAAGATCCGCAAGGCGACCGGCATCTCCGCTTCACTGGAGCGGGCAGAGGATCGGGCAAACCCCGACTCCAAAGTGGTAGTCGCCTCCATCCAGACCATCGTTCGCCGGCTGGATCGGTTCCCCGCAGATCACTTCGCTTTCATCATCATCGACGAGGCCCATCACGTCGCGGCCAACACCTACCAGTCGATCCTCGGTCACTTCGCCAAGGCCAAAGTCCTCGGTGTCACCGCAACCCCGGATCGCAGCGACCGCAAAGCCCTCGGCGAACACTTCGATGCCGTGGCCTACGAGGTCACACTGCTGGACCTGATCCACGACAAGTTCCTCGTACCGATCCGCGCCCGCGTGTGCGACGTGTCCATCGATCTCTCCAAGGTCTCCTTCTCCGCCGGGGACTTCGATTCCACGCAGGCCAGTGAATCCATAGAGCCCTACCTCGGACGCATCGCCGATCAGGTCAAAGAGTTTGGTGGCAAGAAGACCATGATCTTCCTGCCGCTCATCAAGACCTCGATGCTGATGCGCGACCTGTGCATCGAGCGCGGTCTCGACGCCGAGCATGTCGATGGCAACTCCTCGGATCGCGAAGAGATCCTGCAACGGTTCGCAGCAAAGGAACGCGGCATCATCTGCAACGCCATGCTGCTGACCGAGGGCTACGACGAACCATCCATCGACACCATCGTCGTCCTGCGACCCACACGATCCCGCGCACTGTACACGCAGATGATCGGTCGCGGCACCCGGCTGCATCCAGACAAGACGCACCTCACGATCTTGGACTTCCTGTGGATGACCGGCAGGCATCGGCTCGTCCGGCCAACCTCCCTGATCTCCGAAGGCGAGGTCGAGCAACTGGCCGACAAGGCAACCGCCAAGCAGGGTGAGTTCGATCTTGAAGACGAGGTCCTCAAGGCCACGCACGAACGCGAGAAGGCGCTGCTCCGATCCCTCGCCGAGAAGAAGAAGAACGCCGGCAAGTTCATCGACCCCGTCGAGTTTGCCGTATCCATCCACTCCTCAGTTGTGGCGGAATACGAACCAACCTTTGCATGGCAACGCCAACCTCCCAGCGAACGCCAGATCGCATCGCTCATCCAGATGGGATTCGATGCACAATCCATCCGCGACAAGGGTCACGCATCCGCACTGCTCGATGCCGTGTACAGTCGGTCCAAGCTGAATCTCGCCACACCCAAGCAGGTCCGGTTTCTCCGCAGGTTCGGAGTGCCCAAGCCCGAAACAATCTCCTTCAAGCAGGCCAGTGAAATCATCGGACGCATGATCAAAAAATGAGAACACCACTACGTGAGAACGCCTGGTACAAAGCCAGACTCGTACAAAACCGGAAGCTCGGCCCACTTGAGGACAGCATTGCTGCCCAACTCCAGCAGGACTTGCAGGACGTGAAGGACAACGCCCAGAGCATCGTCGCCAAGGCAATCAAACGCGGATGGATCAAGCACAATGAAAAGCCCACAAACACTCCAACAAATTGACGTGCCGGATGCCGGCGACCGGGGCGATTGCAAGGACTGGGATGTGGCCTACCGCAAGTGGCTCGTCCGCCGTGGATTGATCCACGAAATCCAACGCATCGAGAGCATCGTCCAGCGATCACGACGCAAAGGGAGGAAGACGTAGTCCGTGAATTACTACAATGAACACGATGCCAAAGCCGCAGCCTGGCTGCGCGAACTCATCAAGCGCGGACACATCCCAGATGGAATTGTGGACGAGCGATCCATTGAGGACGTTGTGCCCAGCGAACTCGCTGGCTTCACCCAGTGCCACTTCTTCGCAGGCATCGGTGGATGGAGCCTCGCCCTGCAACTCGCCGGATGGCCAAAGGACCGTCCTGTGTGGACCGGATCCTGTCCGTGCCAGCCTTTCAGCCTTATCGGAAAGCAGAAAGGAGCCGCAGATGAAAGACACCTGTGGCCTGAGTTCTACAGGCTCATCACCAAGCTCAATCCTTCAGTCGTCTTTGGAGAACAGGTTGCGGGCAAGAATGGACTTGAATGGCTGTCAGGAGTTCGCTCTGACCTGGAAGCTTGTTCCTATGCTGTCGGGGCCTCCAATCTGTGCGCTGCTGGCGTCGGATCACCACATCGAAGACAGAGGCTTTATTGGGTGGCTTACGCCGGCAGCACGGGACTGGAAGGATTCTCCTGGAATGGCAACAACAGCAAAGAACCCGGACGGTTCAACGCGCAACCGGGTGGATCAACTACCGAGACAGGCTCGCTTGGTTCTGACTCCACCGGCATGGATGCCTTGCACATGTTGCGACGAGTGGATTTGCACGATTCATGCGGAGCACGTACACGATTGCGATTGTCCGCCGATAGAGAGCTGGATCGAGGTGAACTCGGATCCATATGGAGCAGGTTCCAACAAGTCCCATGCTCCGATGGTTGGCGCAGGGTTGAACCCGGCACATTCCCGTTGGCTCATGGGATACCCGCCCGAGTGGTGCGACTGCGCGGTTACGGCAATGCAATCGTTCCCCAAGTCGCAGCCACGTTCATCGAAGCAACAGGTCTGATCCAATAACACACCCACATGGCTACCACCATTGAGCGGGCCAGGGCATGGCTGTCCCGCGTTCCTCACTCCATCTCCGGTCAGAACGGGCACGCACAAGCATTCACCGCCGCAACCGGGCTCATCCACGGCTTCTGCCTCGATGACAACGATGCCTACGATCTGCTCCTCGACTGGAACCGATCCTGCCAACCCCCGTGGAAGGAACGCGAACTGGTCCACAAGATCAGGTCCGCACGCGACACGCCCCACTCCAACCCACGCGGCCACCTCCTGGAATCCAGTGGGCCACGTACCGCACCTCCGCCCATGTCCGCCGTGCGCTTCACCAAGCAGGCCGCAGCTCCCACCCCGCTCGCTCCAATCGCCGACGAGTTCCACGCATTCCTGCAAGCCGCTTTCTGCGAAGGTGAGATCGTCTGCATCTGCAACGACCTGACACCCGAAGGCAAACCCAACTCCTCTGGTTCCTTCATGACCCGCGAACAATGGATGGAACGATTCGCCGGCCACGAATGCCCACTCGAGGCCCTCGGATCCAGCGGTGCGTTCGTCCGCATCAATCCATTCGCTCCCGGTGACTTCTCCGGTTCCGACAAGAGCGTCTCCAATCTGCGCCACGTACTCGTCGAGATGGATGAGATGCCCAAAGCCCAGCAGCTCGAAATCCTTCAGCAGTCCGGTCTCCCCATCTCCGTACTCATCGATTCCGGTGGCAAGTCCATCCACGCATGGGTCCGCGTCGATGCCGTAGACCGCGCCCAGTGGGAAGAACGACGCGATGTCATCTACGCACACATCCCCGGCATCGATCCCAAGAACAAGAACCCGTCCCGCTACTCCCGCCTTCCCGGTGCCCAACGAGGCGACCATCGCCAACGCCTGATCGCCACACGCATCGGCTCCCCCACTTGGGAGGACTGGATCGTCAGCATCGAACAGGCCGAGGACGATGCCACCATCATCACCACCGAGGACCTCGCCGGGTTCGATCCCTCCAACGATCCCGACAACCTGGTGGGCAATCGCTGGCTCACCAAGGGATCCTCCATCGTCCTGTCCGGTGGTTCCGGTATCGGCAAGTCATCCCTCATCATGCAGCTCATCATGCTGTGGGCCACCGGCAAACCGTTCTTCGGCATCGCCCCGGTCAAGCCACTCCGCATCGGTGTCATCCAAGCCGAGAACGACAAGGGTGATCTCGCCGAGGCATTCCAAGGCGTCGTAAAGGGACTCTCACTCTCCGGGTCCGACTCCCAAGCCATCCGCAAGAACATCTCCTTCCGCACCGAGACCGTCCGCACCGGCCAGTCATTCCTGGAATACGCCCGCCGCTTCATCACCAAGTCCAAGCTGGACCTCATCGTGTGCGATCCCCTCCTGTCGTACTTCGGTGGGGATCTCTCCAACCAGGAAGCCGTGTCGCGGTTCCTGCGGAATCAGCTCCAGCCAATCCTCAAGGAAACCAAGGTCTGCTGGATGTGGATCCATCACATCGCCAAGCCGGCCAAGGACCGCGACGGTGAACCGCCATCCATGATGGAGCTGGCCTACTCTGGATTCGGTTCCAGCGAACTCACAAACTGGGCACGCGAGATCGCCGTCATCCAAGAAGTGGGCCACCAGAAGCCACGCAAGTTCCGCCTGAACTTCTGCAAGCGCGGAGGACGCCTTGATCGGGCTGTCCTCCCGCTGTCTCACGGCGAGAACGGTTCCATCGTCTGGAGCGAGTGGAACCCCGGCATGATGACCGGAGCCGATCTCAAGAAGGCTCCTGCTCGTCGTCGGTGAGAGGCTCGCGCATCGCAGCAAAGAACCCGTAGGGATCGTTTGGATCCCCGGTGGTCCCGGTGTCCGGTCCTTTGGGCTGCGACACCGTTTCCGTTTCTTGGGGCTGCTCTTGGATCTCGACTCCGTTGGCCAACGCCTGCTCGAGCACCTGCAAGCGTTCGATGATCTCAGCCAAGGTTGACTTCGTGTCATCGATGAACTGCTTGAGCTTGCGGCCATCGGAGCGAGGCTTCTCTTCCAGTTGCAGCAACCGCTTCTCGATGGAGCTGAAGCGGCGTTGGGTCAGCAGGCCAAGCTCTTCGGTGGATTGGTTTACCCATTCGCAGCCGTGCCAGGACGCGGTGTGGCGGTCGAAGATGATCACCGCGCTCTTCGGCTGGCGCATCGAGTTGAAGGACCGACGCGCCGTTTCAAGGTCGCAGCCAATCACTTGCATGATGTGGGCCAGTACTTGTGAGCGGGTTGGATCGGGGTGGTGTTGTTTGGGTTCCATGGTCGAGAACAACCCCCGCAAGGTGTGGTGCTTTCCGTTGATGTGGATATACATATCTTCTTTTGACTCAGGTTGAGTACGGCTAACAGGCTACATTTTGTAAAGAACCCAAGTCAAGACGGTCTTATTTTGAGTACCGATTCAGATTTATGGCTATGAGAATATGGCCACTCCCCCTAAAAGGGGAGGTAACGCTCCACTTTTTGGAGCTCGCATCGCAGAGGGCGCAGCGGGGGACTCTGACGGTCCCCGCGCCCCCTGCTCTGCGTTGGACCCCCCATAAACCCTCCCGCTCTCCCGCTCTGCATGGCCGGTACGGAAGGTTGGTTGGCGTGGAAGGTATCCGGTGTGGCAGGCAAGCACAGTGGCCCCTGGTTGGAATGCAGTCCGGTATGCACGGCAGGCAAGAGTTGGCCGGCATGATCCCGAAACAGATTTCGGGATGATCCCCCTGCCAACACCGCACCACCACCAAACGGGGAGTGCGACCAGTAGTAGCGGATGCCACGCAATCGCTCAGAAAGGGTCTGCCAAGGCGTTTTGTTGCGCGGGGGGTATGATGACAGCGGATGGGGGGGTGGGAGAGGCTGGAGTGGAGAGTGGCCTGCACACCCGGAAATGCCCCGTTCAGGGGATTGCTTCCAACCGCACCATCATCCATCCTACTGAAGTCATCGGGCGAATGGGGCGCGGAGAGAACCCGCGACAGGGCATTTTCCCTTGGTTTTGGCCCATAGGCAACACGCTCCGATGACCCACTCTTTCGCACGCAGAACCCCATCCTCCAGCCATTGTGCAACACACTGCCCTAGCATACGGGCACCGGATTGGCTCCCAACCTTAACGAGGACGGTATGCGGCGTGCGAATCCACTCCCCCATCCCATTTCAATTCCCACAATTCCGAATTTTACCTAATAACCAGTACTCATGAACAGAGCAGCACCGCACCATCTTGGGGGCACGGGGCAGCGG